GATAAATTTAAAGATGAAAAAGAACTGAAAAACTTTTTTGCAAGCTATTTGAAGCTTTTTCAAACAGGAAAAGATAATGTACTGCGAGCTAAGAAGCAGCAAGGCGGTTCTATGCTAGTTCCATTAGAAATGGAAATGTCTATTGAAAAGCCACCCAAAGATACTTACGACAACATTAGTTCAAAAGAAGAAAAAGAAGAATCTAAAAATATGCTTCCAGATGATGAAATGGAAGAAGAGTATGTAGAGTTTATTACAGAAGAAATGCTTACTGAAGATGAGCAAGAATATTTATTTAAGGCTTTAGATGACGATGATCGTCTTGAAGAAATTTTAAATAAAGTAATGATTAATGCAACAGAGTTTTCTGGTGCTGGCACAGTTGAAGGGCCGGGATCAGGAATATCAGATTCGATACCAGCAAGGTTATCGGATGGTGAATTTGTATTCACCAAAAAGGCCGTTGATCAAATTGGCGCTGACAAACTCCAAGAAATGATGGACGAAGCAGAACGCGAATATGACAACGGACGTAAAGGCAAAGCACTTGGAGGCATGGCATCAGATAATATGTATAATCAACCAGAAGCAAATCTAATGGAAAATTATACGATGCCAAATCAACAGACGAATCAGCAATCAAAGGATATTGATCGTCAGATGATGTATGCGAGTAAAGTGCCAAGTCTACTTAATCAATAAGGCTACCTAGAGTTTTCTAGCCCCTTATTACAATAATAACCTTGAGGCCACCTTGTAGTATCAAGACCCTGTGTTACTAAGCGCAATAACACAGCCACCTTGAAAGACAACAAGCCCCATAAAGGAGAAGTGACATGAGTGAAGAACAACTTGAAACGCAAGTGAATCCGTACAACCAAAAAAAGAACTGGCACACCCCCGACGGGCCTGCTGTTCAAAGTGCAGATTCATTGTTTTTTGAGGAAGCAGAAGAGGCTACTTCCGAAGATAGCGGAACCCCTCAAAAAGGAAATGCTCCTCGTACCAATTATAAAAAACGGTATGATGATCTAAAAAAGCATTATGATCAGAAGTTGTCAGAGTTTAGACAACGCGAAGAAGAACTTCAAGCTATGGCTCAAGCTACGATTCCGCAGTACCAGCCACCTAAAAGCACAGAAGATCTTGAAGCGTTTAAACAACAATATCCTGATCTGTATGATACCGTAGAAACAGTTGCACATCTGCGTAGTGCAGAGCAGCTAAACGCTCTTCAACAAAAACTATCAGTATTCGAAAAACGTGAGCTAGAAATTAGCAGACGCGATGCTGAAGGAATGTTGAAGTCTCGTCATCCTGACTTTGAAGATATTCGGGGCGATGAGCGGTTTCACGAATGGGCTAAAGTTCAACCGCAAGAAATTCAGCGGTGGATTTATAACAACCCAGACGATGCTAATTTAGCAAGTCGTGCAATAGATCTTTATAAAATGGAAAACAATATTGCGATTAATAGAAAGTCTTCTGGACAGTCACGACCTTCAAAGTCCAATGCTGCGGATATGGTTTCGACAAAAACAACAAGTGTCGAACCTCAGTCAGCTAAAATTTGGACGCAACGGGAAATTGCTGCTATGTCCTTAGATGACTATGATCGTTTCGAAGAAGAAATTGATTTAGCCATCAAAGAAGGACGAGTAGCAAAATAACTATTTGTCTTTTTTAGGAGTAAATTAATATGGCTTACAACGTAAGTGATCAATATTTTGAGCCAGCAACTGATACCGATGCTAACTTTGCCAACTCGGTTGCGGGTCAAACTAACTCATTCTTCCTGCCTGCTGTCTATAGTAAGAAGGTACTTAACTTCTTCCGAAAGTCATCAGTCTGTGAAGCCGTAACCAACACCGACTACGCTGGTGAAATTGCATCTTTTGGTGATAGCGTTAAGATCATCAAAGAGCCGACCATTACTGTTTATCAGTACGAGCGTGGTCAAGACGTAACGCAAACCAAGCTGACCGACCAAGAGCTTACTCTTGTTGTTGATCGTGCAAACGCTTTCAAATTCATTGTCGATGACATTGAAACGAAAATGTCTCATGTCAACTTCAAAGAAGTAGCATCTTCTTCAGCAGCTTACGCTCTGCGTGACGCATTTGACGAAGGCGTATTCAGCATCATGCAAGCTGGTTTGTCTGCTTCTTCACCCGATCATATCATGGGTGCTGATGCTGCTGCTGGTACTGGTGGCGTAATTGAAACTACTGCTTCTATTGACTTGGGCTTTGCTTCTGGTGAAGCTGATCCTCTGGATCTTCTTGCTCGTATGGCTCGTTTGCTTGACGATCAAAACGTCCCAGAAGATGGTCGATGGGTAGTAGCTTCTCCTGACTTCTATGAGACTCTTTCTCAAAGTGCCTCTAAGCTGTTGTCAGTAGACTACAACGCTGGTCAAGGCTCTATCCGTAATGGTCTGGTAAGTTCTGGCAAGCTGCGTGGATTCTCCATGTACAAGTCAAACAATATGCCTTCTACCACTACGGCTACTGGCTTTATGATGGCTGGTCACATGAGCGCCGTTGCAACTGCACAGTCTATCACTAGCACTGAAGTCCTGCGGGATCAGTCTAGCTTTGGTGATATTGTTCGTGGTCTGCACGTTTGGGGCGGTAAGGTTCTGCGACCTGAAGCTCTGATTGGTGCTTACTACACTATCGACTAATAATAGTCTAGCTGGGGGGTTTTATGCCTTTAGTTTCAACACCAAATAAACCTATCACTATGAAGTTAAAAGAACACCAGCGAGGGCGTTACCGTAAGGTAGACCATCAAAAGTATTCTGATAACTACGATAAGATATTTGGAAAGAAACAAAAGCAGCCCCCCACTGCTAATTAATTTAAAGGAGACTATTATGAAGCGTAAGAAGTATCAAAGCGGTGGTTTTGATCCTAAGCAAGTATCAAAGTCAGCAGTAATGCCAGCAATCAAGCAGCCGACCATAGAGGTTTTTAACCCGCCTAAAGCACAAACAGGCGGGAATACGCCAAAGCCTAAGTCTGTGCGTCCTGCACCACGACCCAAGGCACCTGTGCGTCCTGCACCTCGTCCTGCACCTCGTCCGAAGCAAGCTGGCCCTTCTAAAGGTCGTGGACGTAGTGGTGTGGTTAATGCTGCTATCCCAGCGCCAGAACGCGCACCTACCAATCGCCGCAGAACTACGGCTGGGCCAAAACCTAGATCTATGGTAACACCGAGGCCCGGTGTGCGTCCAGTACCTCGTCCAAGAGGTCGTGTACGCCGTGCTGAAGGTGGCGTAACAGATTTTTCTAGTATTTTTGATATGGAAAAAGGTAAGTAATAATAAAAGGAGATTAGTATGGCGAGTGGAGTTAAACATTACTTAAAAGATGGTACAGTCTGGAAAGGCTCAAGCCACAAAATGCCTAATGGAAAACTCCACACGCATAAAAATCATACTAAAACAAGTCAGCCCTTATATCACTATAAAGATTTAGGCGCTACTGCACGAAAAAGAACTGGAAGAAATAGATAATGGCTACAACATATTTACAGCTAACTAATGAATTGTTGCGCGAGTTAAATGAAGTAGCTTTAACTTCTAGTAATTTTTCATCGGCTATTGGGGTACAGGCTCATGTTAAAGACTGCGTTAATCGCGCATATCTTGATATTGTGCTTGAAGAACCCCAATGGCCTTTTTTATCTGTAGGTACAAGCGGATCTACAGATCCTATGTATGGTAATACATATATTGAAACAACTGCTAATACTCGTTGGTATGAATTAAAGCCTGCCAGCGATTCAATTCTAGATGACTATGGTTATATAGATTGGGACAATTTTTATTTGACAACAGTAGGCGTTACAGGAGAAACAGCACCTTACGTTGCCAAAAACTTAAAATTTACTACTACCGAAGAATGGAAAGATTTTTATCGTACTAGCGAAAATGCTGATGATGCTGAAGATGCTAATGGTGGCGAACCTCGACGAGTTATTCGTAGTCCTGATGGCCGCATGGTGGGTTTAAGCCCAATACCAGACAAAGTATATCGTGTTTGGTTTTATGCTTACTTACAGCCTACACAGCTTTCAGCATATAGCGATACAATTGTTTTTCCAGATGTTTATAAAATTGTTTTGCTTTCAAGAGCAAGATATTATATTCATCAGTTTAAAGAAAATATCCAGCCAGCAGCTTTGGCAAATGAAGAATATCGAAGAGGCCTTAAACTAATGAAAGCTAATTTAATGGTTCCAGAACCTTTTTATATGAAAGATGATCGCGTGAGGTTTGTTTAATGTCTCAGCCATTTGGCTTTTCGTCTAAAGGAGGTTTAAATACTAACTTAAACTCTTTGGAGCTTTTGGGTCAGCCGGGATTTGCTACAGTTTTAACAAACTTTGAAGTTGACTCAGACGGTGGGTATCGTCGTGTAAGCGGCTTTACAGCCTATGGTGGCGCTTCAGCTACAAGGCCAGAAACAGCCACGCCTATTCTTGGTTTATATCCATATGCGCTTGGTTTAGTAGCTGTTGTAGGCTCTTCTATTTATTATACAGAAGACGGAATATCTTGGACACAAATAAACTATAACACAACGCATACTGGATCTACTGAAGCTGATTTAAGTTCTTTAACAGAATTAGATCGACCAAACCAAGAGCAGGCACAATTTGTTTTAACTAGAGCACCAACAGGCCATACAGACAACGAGTACGGCTCGCTTACAATTGCAACTGGCGCAGATAAACTAGCTCACTTTCATATAGATGGTACAGGAGCATCAAGACTTTTTATTTACCAAGAAATCTCTACGCCTGCGGCAGGAAGATATATTGAAAGCCTTGATAAGCATTTGGTTGTTGTAGATACTGAAAATGAACCTAGCACTGTTTACTGGTCTAAAACAAATGATGATAGAGACTTTACAGGTACGGGTTCTGGCTCCGCAGCCATTTCTGATAGAATTACAGGAATAAAAAGCTTCCGTGATTCTTTGTATATTTTTTGTCAAAACACTATTCATCGTTTAGATGATATTAATGGCACCCCTGTAATTGTTCAAATTACAAACAATATTGGGTGCTTGAGTGCTTATAGCATTCAGGAAATTGGTGGCGACCTTTTGTTTCTTAGTCCAGACGGTATTCGTTCTGTGGCGGCAACCGCACGAATTGGTGACGTAGAGCTAAGCTCAGCATCGCGCCAAATCCAAAAAATTATTGGCGACTTGGGAAACTCTATTGATACTTATACAATAAGTAGCTGCGTTGTTAGAGACAAGTCACAATATCGTTTATTTTATTCTGGGCCTGCTCAAAGCCCATCAGATGCTAAAGGCATTATTGGAACTTTTACAGGTCAAAATTTTGAATGGTCTGAAACAAAAGGTATTCAAGCTTTTGGTTTAGTTTCTGCACTAGATATAGATGGAATTGAAAGAATCTATCATGGTGATAAAGATGGTTATATTTATAATCACGACACCGGAAGCAGCTTTTTAAAAGAGGGTTCAGAACAAAATATACTAGCAACTTATGAAACTCCAGACCTTGATTTTGGAGATATTGGAACTAGAAAAACTATAAAATATATTAGAATTTCTATTTCTCCAGAAGGAAGTGTTACACCAGTTTTACGTTTAAGATATGATTATAAATCAACAGACATTCAACAACCAAACGATTATGACATAACTGGTATTCCTCTGCCTGCAATTTTTGGAACGTCACTTTTTGGGACAGCAACATTTGGAGGCACTAACGATCCTATGGTTCGTATACCCGTAGAAGGTTCTGGAAATACTTTAAGTTTACGCATAAGATCAGATGATACCAATCTACCTTATGCCATTAATGGTTTTTACATAGATTATATGCCATCAGGTAGGAGATAATAATGGCTCAAGACTATACACGACAAAGTACGTTTGCCGATGGCGATACAATTACAGCGGCCCTTTTTAACGATGAGTATAATCAGTTAGTAAATGTTTTTGCATATTCAAGCACAAGTGAGTCAGCTACCGGACACCGACATGATGGTACTGCTGCACAAGGCGGCAATATCCCACAAATTGGCGATTTAGATTTTAATAATAAAATTGTTGTAGACGATACTAATAATCGTTGGGGATTTTTTGTAGAAGTTTCTAGTACCGCTGTAGAACAAATTCGTGTTCAAGACGGAGCTATTGTTCCTGTTACAACAAATGACATTGATCTTGGTACAAGCTCTCTTCAGTTTAAAAATCTTTACATTGATGGCACTGCTACAATTGATGATTTGACTGTAGATGCTTCAGTGGTTATTGGAACTACTTTAAGTGTGAGCGGAACGACAACTCTTTCAGGTGATGTAACTCTTGGTAATGCGTCAGCAGATACTTTGGTTGTCAGCGCTCTTGTAAATTCTAATTTTGTTCCTGAAACAGATAGTCTTTGGAATCTTGGTAGCACTTCACTTTATTGGGCAAACGCTTATGTAGATGCTGTCACGACTACTGGTAATGTAGCTGTTGGAGGTAACCTTACTGTAACAGGCGATGCAACTATCAACGGTAATCTTACTTTTGGTAATGCTGATACTGACTCTATTACTATTGGCGCTGAGATTGACTCAAATCTTGTACCCAATACTGACGATACTTACGATCTTGGTAGCTCTACAAAAGAATGGCGAAATCTTTATATTGATGGTACAGCCAACATTGATAGTCTTGTGGCTGATACTGCTGATATTAATGCAGGAACAATTGATAATACCACTATTGGTGGAAGTACAGCGGCGGCAGGAACATTTAGTTCTTTAGTAGCGACTACAGCAGATATAAATGCAGGCTCTATAGATAATACAACTATTGGAGCTACAACAGCCTCAACAGGTAATTTCTCTACGCTATCCATTGCGGGTACAGCGATTACTGCAACAGCCGCTGAACTTAATATCATGGATGGTGTTACAGCCACCGCAACAGAAATCAATGTTTTAGATGGGATTACTTCTACAACCGCAGAACTTAATATTCTTGATGGTGTTACAGCTACTGCTTCAGAACTAAATTTAGTAGATGGCTCTAGCGCAGGGACAGTTGTAAACAGTAAGGCTGTTATTTATGGAGCCGCAGGAGAAGTCAACGCAACAACGCTTCAAGTAGGTGGTGTAGCTATTACATCTACTCCAGCCGAATTAAATATTCTTGACGGTGTTACTGCTACTACAGCAGAGCTTAATATTCTTGATGGCGTTACAAGTACGACTGCGGAACTAAATATTCTTGACGGTGTTACTGCTACTGCCGCAGAGCTAAATGTTCTTGACGGAGTTACAGCTTTTGTTGATGAAGATGATATGGTTAGTAACTCTGCCACATCTATTCCTAGTCAGCAGTCAGTTAAAGCCTATGTAGACTCTCAAGTAGCTTCTTCTGATACGCTTTCAGAACTTACAGACACTAACATTACTACGCCTGCTGATAATGAAGTATTAGCTTACGATAGCACCAGCACTAAATGGATTAATCAGACAGCAGCCGAAGCTGGACTAGCAACATCTGCACAAGGAACTCTTGCTGATAGTGCGTTACAGCCAGCAGATTTAAGCGTTACTACCAATGCGGTAGGAACAGCGGCATTAACGTACACCAGCGGTACGGGTGTATTTAGTTATACCCCGCCTGATCTTTCTGGTTACTTAACAAGCTACACAGAAACAGATCCCGTAGTTGGCGCAATTAATGGCATTGTTAAAGCTGATGGTGCAGGAAACATTAGCGCGGCTGTCGCTGGCACGGATTACCTTTCTTCATATACCGAAACAGACACGCTTGATTCAGTAACAGGCCGTGGCGCTACGACTGCCAACTCAATCAGCGTTGGCGGCCTCACAGTAGACACCGATACCCTTGTTGTTGACTCAACGAATAATCGGGTGGGGATTGGCACTACGAATCCCTCAGGAATTGGCGGGGGCGCTGATTTAGCCGTAATTAAATCTGGTGGCGCTCGTTTTGTTCTAAACAATAGCAGTAGGCAGTGGGCTATTCGTGGTGATAGTGGGATAGATGATTTAAGAATTACCGCTCGCGGGTCTAGCGATACGGTAGATATTGATTATTTGACTGTCACAAGCACTGGCAACGTGGGGATTGGTGACACAGCGCCAGCGGCAAAACTAGAAGTTAATGGCGGCGCGGCTGATTATACCAGTAGCGCAACAGGAACAGGTTTGTTTCATGTTTCTGGCGGTGCAAGTTCAGAATATGCTTTTTATGTTGGTGTCGCGGATCAAGGCGTCCAGCTAGGTCACAACGGTGGCGGCTCTCGCTTTCTGTCTTTTGAAACAAACGAGACAGAGCGTGTGCGTATTACGAGTGCTGGATCAGTTTGTGTCGGCGATGAAGATCCTGATGAAGACGGCCCATCTTCTCGGCTTTACGTTTGTTCAGAAGACAACAACACCGGCGTATCGAACAACACCAACATCCCCGACATTTTTGTGGGTGCGCATTCGACGGCAGGATCAAGCGGGTCTGGCGGTGAAATTAGATTTGGTGCGCGAGCATTTGGAACGTCTGGGTTCGCCGCTATCAAGGGCTTTGTAACAAACGGTGCCGCAAACGGGAACGTGGGTCACCTTGATATAAACATGAGAGCCGCAACCACTGACACCAGTTATACGCGCCGATTTCGCTTTGAGTATGACGGCGACTTTCACGCGGACGGCAACGTGGTTGCCTACTCGACAACGGTTTCGGATATTCGCCTAAAAGAGAACATCGAAACGGTAGAGGGCGCGCTCGATAAAATCGAAGCGATCCGGGGCGTCACGTTTGACCGCACCGACACCGGGAAACGCTCGGCGGGTGTTATCGCTCAAGAGCTTGAACCGCATTTGCCGGAGGCTATTGTCGAGTCATCGCTACCGCTAAAGACCGGAAACGATGACGAGCTTTACAAGCTGGTCGAATACGACGCGATTCACGCACTCACCATCGAGGGCATCAAAGAGCTGGTCGCCGAGGTGCGATCACTCCGCGCAGAAGTGGAGGCGTTAAAGAATGGCGCTTCAGTCTAGCGGACAGATCACCCTTGACGACATCCACATTGAGGCAGGCGGTACTACTGGCACTCAGGCGGCTATTAGTGATGCAGATATTCGCGGCCTCCTTAGTCCAACTCCCGCCGCGACTGATGAAATGCAGTTTTCTGATTGGTACGGTGCAAGTTCTAGCGCGTCATATGTAGGATCGTATACAAGACAGATTAATGACGGCGAGGCGCTTGGTTTTATTGATAACATTACCCCCATTGACTTAACGACTGCTGGTGTTCAGATAGGTGATTTGGTTGTCATAGCAATCACATCCGACGATAAGCTAGACGTTGACGCGACATTTACTGGAATGACGCTGATCAATCTAGCAGGCTCAACCAACCTGCAAAGCCCCGGAGTTATTTTGCGGTACGGGTTTTGGCAGTCGGGAAATTCCAATCCATATGTTTCTAGCTTTACCACAGGCGAGGGAGGAAAGCCCGCAGTGGTACTAGCATCAATATTTAGAAACACCAATACGTCACTACTGAACAGCGCGACAGCCACAGGTACGGCAGGTATGCCAAATTCCCCTTCTTTATCAAGCGTGGCGGGAACCAAACTAATTGTGTCAACGGGTCACTTAGACGATGATTATGTGGCAAGCAGTGCTGGCAGCGGATATACCCTAGCGACCATGCAGGCGGCAAATAGGGGCGCTACCAACTGTTCTGGTGCTATCCAATACAAAATTACATCAACATCAACTACTGAAGATCCACCAGCATTTGGCGGCACTGGCTCCGATCAGTGGTGGGCCGCGACCTTGAGGTTCTAAAGATGACTAACTACGAAATTACAAAAGTATCCCCGCAACAGCTCAAGTTGCAGGTCAAGTACACAAAAGACGGCTCCCCTGATTACTGGATCAACTTCCAGATTACTGACTTCAGCGAGTCTAATTTGCACGAGGTAGCACAGGGCGGCGCTGGTAAGGCTGAAGACTTTTGGCAGAGCATTGCTCAGTTACCATCAGAGGTAACTCCTTCAGAGTCTACAGGTGTCGCTAAAGAGCGTGTGTACGCTAACGCCCCAGATTACGACAAGATGACCCATAATGCGTCGTTTGAGTGGGTAGAGACTGATGATGCTATTACACAGACATGGACGGTTACAGAAAAGACGGATGCAGAAAAGGCGCAGGCGCTTACTGAGTGGCGTAACAAAACATCAGTAACCATGCGTCAGGCTCGTTTAGCACTGATTGAGCAGGGTTTACTGTCTCAGGTACAGGACGGTATTGCACTGATCCCAGAGTCTGACAGAAGTAAGATTCAGACAGAGTGGGAGTACGCATCTACAGTAGAACGTGGTTCTGTATGGGTGTCTATCCTTCAGCCTGCTCTGGGCCTAACTGACGAACAAATGGATGATTTATTTAAACTAGCCGGTACGCTGTAATGTTAGAAGAACATAGGTTAGATCGAATTGAACAAAAATTAGATAAATTATCCGAAACAGTTTCTCAAATTGCTCGTGTAGAAGAACAGTTATTATCAGTTTTTAAAAGACTAGATAGACATGAAAAAAGACTAGATGATCAAGAAGATGATATACGAGAAATGACAGAAGAGTTGATAATATATTCAAAATCTGTTAAAATGTCAGAAAGACTGTTTTGGATAATTGTATCTTTAACAGCTACAACAATGGTTTATTTTATTAGATAAATGGAGTTACTATGAATAAGTTTGTACGATACGTGATTCATGTTGGTGATGCAACAAGCCAACTTATCAATACGGCTGTATTGCTGTCTGATAATCCTAATGAGTCTGTTTCAGGACGAGCATATCGTTTGAACGACCAACAAGGATGGAAGCAGCTAGAAAAAACTTTAAACTTTATTTTTGCAGGCTGGCAGGAAGACCATTGTAAGCAATCATTTTTAAATGATGTTGCTCGTGCAAAGCAACTTGTTAAAGCACAGGGGAAAGCAAAATGAAAAGGATTTTAGCAGCATTTAGCCTTTTATTTATTGTTGGATGTGCGTCAACCAACGAACTGTACTATGAGTCAGTTCAAAAGACCGCAGAAGCTAACGCACGGGCCGTGCAAGCTAAGTTTGATGCTTTGTCTAAGATTGCCTCTAGTGGTGA